ATCTCAAATGATACAGCATATAGATATTTAAGATTAATAGGAAGATCAGGTGCGCAAACAAACAATAACCCTTGGCAACGAGAAATAGAATTTAAAGTTAAAACAATTACTCCAAGTGCAACAGGAAGCTTTGAGGGAGTTGCAATAACTCCTGAAGCATCAACTTCCTCTATGGGTGCTGTGCTTACATATCAAGATTTTTCAGGCACAAATTCTTTAAACACAGATATAATTTTGAAACTTTCAGCAGATAATGGTTCAAACTATTCAACAGCTACACTTACAGCTTTACCTGACTTTGCAACAGGAATTAAAATGGCAAAAGTAAATGATTTGAGTGTAACTGCTGGAACACAACTTAAATACAAAATAGAATTTGCTAATCAATCATCAGGAGTTAAGGAAGCAAGAATTAGAGGAGTGTCTTTACAATATTAATATGGCTATAATTAAATTAAATAATAATGCTCTAACAAGTGTCACAGAATTACCAAGTGGATTAGGTGGCGACCCTGATGTTAAAGTAGATGTAGCAAGATTAGGTTTAAGAGTTTTTGCAAATCAAAACTTAGCAAAACAAAATAGTAATTCAGCAAGTTTCGATGTATTTCAAGATAGCACAGGTATAACGAATTTGACCACAGCATCAAGAGATGATGCTGAATTTGTCTCAGCAGTTTCATCAGCAACAAGTTCAATAACACTTAATGCTTCAAATTATACGACTTATATAGATACAGCAAATCCTGAAACTAAAATTTCTTTTAGAAAAAGAACAAGTGGGGAAACAACAGCGACCTATACTCACGACATGACAAGAGCAAGTAATGTTGTACTTCATAGCAATTCTACTTATAATCCTGGAAGTACAATAACCGATTCAATGGAAGCTACACTAGTAGGATATTTATTCGCAGACAATACAGATACATCAATCGTTGAATATAGTAATAATGATAGTTCTGCATCTTATAGAATGGTTTATATTAATTTAGGTTTTAAAAGTGGTGTAACATTCAAACCAAATGGAACACAATCATTTAACGCAAAAAATGGAACAGGAAATTGGAATTACCAAAGAATGTATGGAATAGCATCAGATGGAACAGAAACAACTTTGTTTAATTTAAGTTCCCCAAGTGGTTCAACTTCTACATCTATATCTAATTCAACATTTTTTCCTCAATTAACTTTTCATACTTATCACACAAATACTAATAGTTTTTTACTTGATACAATTTCTTTAGCTGGAGATGTAATTGCACCAACAATAAGTGCGACAGGAAGTTTTGAGGGTTCAACAATTACTGCAAGTTCATCTACTAGCAAAATGGGTGCTGTCATAACTTATAAAGATCAAGCTGGTACAAATGCTTTAAATTCTGACTTGATTCTTAAATTAAGTGCCGATAATGGTTCAAATTACAGCACAGCAACATTAACTGCATTACCTGATTTTTCTAGTGGTGTTAAGTGTTGTTCAGTTGCAGATTTATCAGTTACAGCTGGTACACAATTAAAATATAAGATAGAATTTGCAAATCAAAGTGTAAGTAAGGAGTGTAGAGTTACAGGTGTATCTCTGCAATATTAATTATGAGTTATATAGGTAAAATACCAGCAACAGGAAACTTTGTAAAACTAGATGCAATAAGTGTAGTTAATGGTCAAGCATCTTACACTATGCAAAGTGGTTCAGTAAATTTTACACCTGAGTCTGCAAATCACATGCTTGTATCTTTAAATGGTGTAATTCAAGCACCAATAACTTCTTTTTCAGTTTCAGGCTCTACAATCACATTTGCATCAGCTTTAAGTACAGGAGATGTCATAAACTTTATAATGGTTTATGGAAATGTTTTAGATATAGGAACACCAAGCGATGACACTATATCAGCATCAAAATTACAAACAGATTCAGTTATAGAAGCAAAGATTCAAAACGATGCAGTAACAAGAGATAAAATAAATGCAATATCAACTTCATCATTACCAAGTTTTGAAGCTAAAGGAACTTCAGGTCAGACAGATGGATATATTCAATTAAACTGCGAACAAAATTCACATGGAATAAAATTAAAATCTCCACCCCATAGTGCTGGTCAATCTTACACTTTAACTTTTCCATCTACTGCTCCAGCAAACGATAAATTTTTACAAACAAACTCATCAGGAGTTTTAAGTTTTGCTGATGCTGGTGGTGGACTTGTTTTATTACAAGAAACAAATGTAACCACAACAACACTCAGTGTTGAATTTACTGATGCAACTACCGGAGTTTTTGATGGCACTTACAGAAGTCATATAATATTAATAACAAGATTAAACCCTGAGGTTGCCGACAGAATTTTAACTTGTCAATTAAGAAACGCATCAAATGGAACTTATTTAACATCTTCTTATGCTTATGTTACTAAAGCATTTGATACAGGTGGTGCTGATAGGTCAGATTATAATACAAATGGAAGTGATATACGATTATTAGGTGGCGGAAATGGAATGGGCGATGGAAGTGGGGAATATGGGTGTTCTTGCATAATATATTGTAATGATTTTACAGATAGCACAACTCCAGCATCAATTTTTGGAAATGGAGTTTATAGCAAAGAAAGTGGATATAATGCGTGTAATTATTTTTCAGGAACTTACAGAGATACTGCTACGACTATTGATGGTATAAGATTTAAGTTTCATAGTGATCAAATTGATCATGGTTGTTTTACAATTTATGGAGTTAAAAAATAATGAAAAAATATGTTGATGGTGTTTTAGTAGATTTAACTTCTGAAGAAATAACAGAATTTAATAAAATAAAAGATAATGTACCAAGTCAATTTGAAATGGCTATGAGTGATTTAAGATTAAAAAGAAATAAACTTTTAGCAGAAACAGATTATTTAGCTTTATCAGATAATACAATGTCAGAAGAAATGACAACTTATAGACAAGAACTAAGAGACATTACAGAGGGTCTTACCACAGAAGAAGAAGTACAGGCAGTAGAGTTTCCAACAAAACCATAGGAGTCTTAATGCAACTTTCCAAACATTTTACATTAGAAGAATTTGAAAAATCACAAACTGCCACAAGAAAAGGTATAACTAATAAAGCTGGTTCAGGAGAAATAAAAAACTTAACTGATCTTTGCTATGAAGTATTAGAGCCTGTACGAGCAAAGTTTGACAAGCCAATTATTATTACCTCAGGTTATAGAAGCCCTGAACTATGCGAAGCAATAGGTAGTAAAGCAACATCACAACATACAAAAGGAGAAGCAGTTGATTTTGAGATCGCTGGAGTCTCTAATTTACAGGTTGCTATTTGGCTTACTAACAATGTAAATTTTGACCAATGTATTTTAGAATTTTGGAAAGATGGAGAGCCTAATAGTGGTTGGGTTCATTGTTCTTACAAAGAGGGTTCTAATAGAAAACAAGTATTAACATTTGATGGAAAAACATATAAAAATGGACTACCTGATGCTAAATGGTCAGGTGGTAAATTTGCTAATTAAGGAGAAGCTATGCTAACAAAAAAACAAAAGAAACTACCAATGGCTTTACAAAAAGCTATACTGAAGAAACAAAAGAAAACTAAAAAAACTAAAAAAAGGAGATAGTTATGCCATATCATACAGGACATGGAATGAAGAAAAAAAAGAAGAAAAAGAAAAAAGGTAAAAAGAAAAGATAATGGTTAAAGTAGCATCTATAACAAACATTATCAAAGGTCTTAAACCTAGACAACAAAAGACCATGAAAAATCATGCTAGGCATCATAGCCTAAAACACATGAGATCAATGGCAAGAGCCATGAGAAAAGGTGCTACTTTTAAAACTGCACATACAAGGGCTATGAGGAGTGTAGGTAAGTGAGTGGATTTACAACAACATCTACATTGGCAGTTTTGTTAGACAAAAGACCAATGCGTAAAAGGAGAAGAAGTGGCAAAAAAAAGAAAAAGAAGAAAAGTACCAAAAGATAAAGCAACTGATCTACCTAAAAAATACCTATCAGGATTAAAAGGTGGTAAAAGGTCAGCTAGAGCAAGTCTTATTAAGGCTATGTCAGAAGCTTATAAAAAAGGTCAAAGAATACCAAGATCAATGTTTAGGGCGAGGGCAAGAAGTGGCTATTAGAAGAAAACCTTTATCTGCAAGAGTTGTTTCTATACTAAGAGCAAAAGCTAAAGGTAGAAAGAATATTACATTAGGTATGCTGAAAAAAGTATATCGTAGAGGTCAAGGTGCATATTTATCATCAGGTTCAAGACCACGAACATCAATGCAAAGTTGGTCGCTTGGCAGGGTCAACTCGTTCCTCAGAGGGTCAAGAAAACATGATCTTGATTTAAGAAGAAAAAGTCGTAAAAGAAAATAATGAAAACAACTAAAGAAAAATTTGTAGAGATAGATGGAAGAATTAAATTAGTAAATCAAAAAATAGATTTAATAATTAAAAATCATTTACATCACATGAAAAAAGACATTGATAGAATTTTATATTCTCTTGGTGCAATCGGTCTATTGGTTTTAGGTCAATTACTTTACTTACTCACGAAATAGTTGTATAGGTCTATCTATGACCTTTAAAAGAATTTTAGTTATTTCAGACTTACATATTCCATATCATCATAAAGACTCAATAGAATTTTTAAGAGAAATAAAAAAACAATATAAGCCTGATTTTGTCATTAATATTGGAGACTTACTAGATTTTCACGCAATCAATATGCACACACATGACCCTGATTTATATTCTGCTGGACATGAATTAAGACAATCAAAAATTTACATTAGAGAATTAGAATCAATATTTCCTAAAATGATTGAGGTAGAATCTAATCACTCTAGTTTAGTTTATAGACGAGCATTAAAATATGGAATGTCTAAAGAGTTCTTAAAAGACTATGGAGATTTTTTAGGTACTAAGAAATGGAAATGGGTTGATGATTTAACTATTGATTTACCAAACAAACAAAGATGTTTTTTTACTCATGGTAGATCAGCAGATATTCTTAAAGTTTCTCAGACTATGGGAATGTCAGCAGTACAAGGTCATTATCATACAAAATTTTTAGTATCTTGGTGGGCTAATCCTGATAATTTATTTTTTGCTATGAATGTTGGCTGTTTAATAAATCAAAAGAGTCTAGCTTTTGCCTATGCCAAAAATTTCAAAACAAGGTTCATTTTGGGTTGTGGAATGATAGTTGATGGTATTCCAAGACTTTTGCCTATGGTATTGAATAATAAGGGAAATTGGATAAAAAAGCTTGTATGAGGAACAAAAAGGGTACATTAAAGGCTCTAGGAAGCGATTTAAAGGCTACTGAGAGACAAATAGGTGGTAACCATTACAAATTACCAAGTAGCCCTCTAAAGTTTATTTTAGCCAATAAATTAAATTTTGTAGATGCTAATATTGTGAAATACGCAGTAAGGAAAAAAAAGGGAGAGAGCCTAAAAGAAAAGTATGATAAAATTATACATTACGCAGAATTAGGAAAAGAATTATTAGGAGAATAATATGTGGCTATCAATTTTAAAAAACCCTTTGACAAAAATGGTTGCTGGAAAAGTAGTAGATCATTTTAAACATAGAGCAGAAAAAGTAAAAACTATTAGAGAAGCTGAAATACAAGCTTGTAAGGAAGTTGATGTTCAAAGAATTAAATCACAAGATAAAAGCTGGAAAGATGAAATATTGATGGTATGGTTAATTGCTATGCTATCAACAGGTTGGTTTGATGAAACACGAGATAATTTTGAGGAATGGGTAAGAATAATAAACGATTTACCTGACTCAGTTTGGTACTTAGTAATTATTGTTTTTACAGCTACATTTTCTACTAAGATGACAGATAAGGTTTTAAACAGAAACAAAAAGAAGTAATATGTCCGAATGGACATAGATGCAGTTATTATAGAAGTAGAATTTCAATTAGAATCGGATTATGAGCCTTTTGGACATTTTGTTTGTTTAAGATTTATAGATCATCTTCCAAATAGAAATAAATTAAATGCTCTTGTGAGAGATATGTCTAAATATCCTGATGTAAGACTTGTAGATTATAATTACATTGTAAAGCCAATAGATGAAACAACAGATATAAGAGGATTAGATATTACAATTCATTAGCGACCCACCAAGTCTCCCTGATGGGTCTATCTTTATGTATTGTAATTAAACCTAGAGGGAGCAATATCAACATAAAGAATTTTGTTATCCCTCTTGCTTCCCAGCAAGAGTTAAATCTCTTTTTACTTCTGTTTGTCTAACAGATATATAACGATCTAAATTATTATACATAAGCTTTGCTTTTATAAGTTGACTCTCTGCATGAGCATAACTTTCTATTATGGTTTTATACTCAGGGTCAGTTCTAGCTTTGTGTTCAGCTTCTACTATTGTTTTGGTATCTAGTTTGTATTTTAAAAACAGCTTACTAAACAAAGCTTTCTTACCCTCTTCCAAAATAATTACTTTCTCTGCCCACTTAGACCACTCATTACTTGCGTCTGTCATTTTTTGATAAGCCACTCTACTATTTAGGTTCATCATTTCCATTTCATCTCCTGTTGTAAAACATATCTAAAGATACCTGTTGTTGGGTCAAACTCTATTTTAGAACAACCAATCAATAACACAAAAACAATAACTGATATTACAGCTATAATAAATTTATAAATCAATCTTGTATATTTACGATGCACAGGATAGCCAAATATTATCATGGGTATCTCAACATTTCTTTAGCTTCTTTTTTAAGATCAGTTATTTCTTTTGCTAATTTTTTATTATCTGCTTTTACTTCATCTAATTCTTTTCTAAGTTCTCCATTAAGCTGTTGATGACTTTCGCTTACATTAGTTCTAGCTGTAATTTCTGCTTCTTTACTATCAAGAATATTTTTTAAATTGATTACAACATCATTAAGAGTTTTTATTTCTTTGTTTTTTATTTCTATTTGCTTGGTAAGGTCTAAATCGCCACGATCATCTTTTGTCATAAAGACTCCTGTTTAGAGTGTTT